CCTAATTTTATCCGAAAACCAAAGCCATTGCTATAGCTTTACCTGTTGTTGCTACACCTGAATTATCTATAGTAAGTGAAGATGCAACATTTAAATCTGTTAAAGCATTTACGACATTCGCACCTGCTCCTCCGCCATCAGAATAAACAACTGCAACAGCACCGTTGGTAATTGTTACACTTGTACCTGAACCTTGTTTTATTGTTATAGATTGACTTCCTGTTGTAGCATTTTCAATAATCCATACTTTTGAAACTGTATTTGGAGCTATTGTTAATGCTCTTGTTGCGGTTAAAGTCGCTGATGAGGTTATTTTTAAATATAAACTACGAGCAGGATCAGTTGATCCATCTGCTATAGTTGTTGTAACGTCTGCATCAGAACTAAAAGATGCTTCAGTTCCATAACTAAAAGCCTCAGCCACCAGTTCTAAGTTAACGTTAGTACTTGATCCCCAAGTACCTGACTCATCGCCAGTAGCGATTTCTTTAAGTCTTAAATCGTTATCGTAAGTTGCCATAATATTTTCCTATAATAAGTTATGCTGCTATTTCTGTCCAATTTGGATTTTGTTGTGTAGATGGAGTTATACCCCATACATTTATTCTTTCTGTCTGACCTGTAACTTCTAAACCTACTAATTCAATCACACATTCTGCTTCAGCTACTAAATTTCCAACATTTGTAACTGCAATTAAACCATTTACAAAAAATATATTATCTGTGCGAGTACCTATAACTCCTAATGTACTTGTTGCAGATATTCCTGTAGTAACAACTACAGCATTACAAATAACTACTTCATCTCCAACATCTAATGTTGATGCTACAGCAGAAACTCCATTTACTGCATCTGCTGCAACTCCAGCCGTACCTGTTGCTGAAGTTCCTGCTACGCCTGTAACGGCTATATTTGCAGTACATATTATTGTTTCGTCACCTAAATTTAATGTACTAGCAACTGCTGATACTCCAGATACTGTGCTGGCTGCAACTACAACATTACCAATAGCACCAGTAGAATTTACACCAGTAACACTTAAATTAGCGATACCAGATATTGTTTCATCACCTAATGTTCCTGTTGCAGAAATACCTGTAACTGAAACATCTGCTTTTGCAATAACTGTTTCATCACCAAGAAATCCTGTAGCACCTACTGATGTAACATTAATATTAGCATCACAAACTACAGTTTCATCACCTAAATTTAAAGTAGAAACAGTAGCGGTAACGCCTGTTACTGCTGCACCAAAAGTTAATACACTTCCTTGTGCAACAGATGATTCTTCTCCTGTTATTGTTACAGGTATAGAACTTCCCCACCCAGCTTCTCCCCAGGTGCCTCTATTCCAACCTGTAATATTTGCCATATTAGGCTATTCTAATAATTGCGTTACTTGCGTCTGCTGTTGGAAATTGAATAGTAAAATCACCATTGGTAGAAGTTTTATCTCCTCCAAAATCTAGCACAGCAACTGCTTTATCTGAATCTGTATCGTTATAAATTAAACAACCTCTAGCAGTAATTGTTGCACTAGAAAAAGTTAAATCAGAGAAATCAGTAAAAGCAGTAGTCCCTGATGATGTTGGAGTTACATTTGCTAATGTGCCTCCTCCAGCAGAATAACCAGTTACTGATGCTTCATCTGTTGTTGTATATGCAGTAGTAGATGCATCTAAAGTTGCACTACTTGTGTATAAAGCAAGTTTAAAAGTATCGCCTGATGAGTTTGTAAAATCATGTGTTCCTGTTAATAACTCGACTTTAAACGAGGTACACATAGCTTGAGTAATTGCCATTATAGTCTCCTAATAATATTAGCCATATCTTTATGACCTTGTTTTTCTAAAATACCAGCTACAGAAGCACGATCACTAGCTATAGCTTGTTTCATATATAATAAAATAACTGTTTGTATATCTTTTTTAAATGCTTCTGCCTGTGCTTTAATCATAGGATCGGCACCATCACTTATACTAACAAGTTTTTCTACTATTCTTTGAGTCCAATATTCAGGACTTAAACCTTTATTTTCTGTTGTTTCTACTTTTACAGTGCCTATTGTAGGACTTACGTCTACGCTAAACATTATGTTCTTTGCACTCTAACAACATCATCTCTGTAATCATCTACAGTATTATCTCCTTCACCAAGATTTTTTAATCTAGCTAATGCTTCTAAAAATCTTTGTTGATATAAACTAATTAAATCTGTTTCACCTTTCATATAAATATATGCTTCTAATAATGATCCATATAACATAGCATTAACTGCATTTTCTGATAACCATGTAGTTCCACTATCAGAGCCTGCTGTTAATGATACAGGTCTATAAAAATAATGTAATTCCATAGTATAACTATCATTAGGCGTAGGACCTAATATAAAATTATTATCATCAAATATTGCATAATGTTTTGGAACACTTGTGCTTGTAGCACTAGGATATGCTTCTCTAATAAAATTTACATCTTTAAATAATAAAAATGTTTGTGATCCGCTAACAGTAACACTTAATGAAAAATTGTCTAAAAAATCTGTAGGTGTTGCAAGATATTGATTTCCATCAGAAGTTTGACCTTCTACATTTTTTCTAAATACAGGAAGTTGAACAGATTTTAAAATACGTTCTTCTGTTTGTTGAATAAATGTAGGCAAATCAGCAACAAACTGACTTTCAGTATTTTGCGTATAGTCTTGTATTAAACTTTTAAGTTCTGCGTATGTCATTTTAATCTGTTGTTATAGTTACTTTACCAATATTACCTTGCATTACAATACCAATTCCTGTAACAGGATCAAATCCATAATAAGATGTTGAACTTTTTTCTCCTGAATCTGTTCTAGGATTATACAATGCTTGTGGGTCTGATGTTTGTAATTGACCAACTCTATATTGAGGTTGATCTGGATCAAAACAACTAAAACATACTCTTAAACCATTTCTTACTTCATCTTGAACTTCGTATTTTAATTCTGCAAGTTTATAAGTAAAACCACATCTATCGCATATGCCAAGTGCTTTTGAACCTTTTGCGTACATTAGTAATTAGTATAAACACTGCTATCAGGAACAAATTTAACTGATGCTCTTTCTCTATTAGCATCACTTACTTCATTCCAAAGCTCATCATATCGCATTTTAATCATAGGTATTCTTTGCAATGCTTCTGGTGATTTACAAGCAATGTTATAAGCTAAAGCATAAGTAAGGCATGGTAAATATTGTGCTGGTACATCAGCATTATTAGAAGCAGGATCACCTGCATCTTCTATTCTTTTAATATAGTCATAAACTAAAGTATAAGTTTGTGCACTATCTGGTGTAGACCAAACTACAAGATTAATTCCTGATGTGCCTTTATCTACATAAAATTGTGTAGGTTTAGCTTGTGTAAGTTTTTTTGCTTGATGATTGTATTGTGTTCTAGATATTCTATTTAAAGTTTGATCAAACTGATTAGAAGTATCTCCTGAATCAGTTCTGATAAAAGCATCAACTACTTCTAATGCACTTGTATCAGCAGCATAAGAAGATGTTCCTGCAATTAATGTAATAGTATCTTGTTCAATCTTCCAAAGATTTAAACCTTTATTTTGCCATTCAAGAAAAATTAAATTTAATGCTCGTTTAGCTGTGCGATATTCATAACCAGAACGCATAACAAGACCACAAAGCTCATAGGCTTCTTCCATAATATCTGATAAGTCTAAGTTAAATGCTGTTGTGCCGCTTGTTGCCATTTATTTTTTCCTTTTTTTATCTACTTTTTTCTTTTTAGAATTATATTTTTTTTTACTTGCTGGTGCTTTGCTTGTCATTACACCAAAGTTAGCTCTAGTCATTACCATTTAACACTTCCATCTTCTACGAGCCTGTCTAATTCTAGAGTTAGGATCATTTCTTGTTTTAGCTGAACTTCTCTTTAATTGACCAAGTGATCTTGCACAATAAGACTTTCTGCGTTTTGCAGCTTTACTACCTTTTTTTACTTTACCAGTAACAGCAGTTTTTAATTTAGAACCAGGATTTAATCTTCTATAGGCTTTTACACCAGCTTTAGTCATACCAGCACCAGACTTAGTAGGTCTAAAGTTTTTTTTATTCCTAGCAGGCATTTTAGCCTTCTTTCTTATAGGCATAGAAAATATTTAAATAATAAAAAAGTTTACTGGTTTATGTTTTACCGCCAAACTTTTTATACATCATGTCTTTAAAGTTTTCTATTTTGGTACCCATACCACCTTTCATATTACGCATTTCAGTTTTTTTACCCATGTTTTTTTTCATTACACTAGTTTTTTGACCCATGCCCATTTTATTTACTTTGGTTTTTTTACCGCCCATTTTTTTCATATCTCGCATAATTTTCTCCTGCTTAATATTTGTGAGTTAAATTGTTCATTATTATAATTTTTATAATAACCTTTTTTAAAAATATTATCAGATGCTTTTACTAATATATCTAATCTTTGAATAAATATCTGATAGTAATCATCTTCAAATAATCCTTGAAATTCTTCTTGTTCAGTTGCAAATTTTATTTCAGTATCAGGATGCGAACCCATTACATATAAATTATATTTATTTGCTTTTTGATTAAGTAAATTAATTCTTGTATCTACTTCATCTGCGGTAATATTTTCATAATCATCACCACAATAAATAATTACATCATAAGTATCATCAAAATTTATAATGTAATCCATAAGGTCTGACCACATATCACA